AGGGGAGGGGAGTGGGTAAGAACTAGTAATGATTATGAAATATAAACGCTATTACACAAACAACGAACACATGGTAAACGTCGGGATCTGTAGGGCGATCTGTGTTACTCCTGTCAAATTGACATATGCACCTGTGTCGGGTAGTGTAACGTTTTGAATGGAGAGGTCCGTGCCTTTAACCATCATTTGGCAGTTGATCTTGTGGAATCCTCCATCACCCACGACATACCCTGTCGTCATAGTTTGGCAAGCCATAGCGATATCATACGGGCGTCCGTATTTTGTCGAAAGTGTACCGATACTATACTTTGTGTCTCCCTTGATTGTCTGGGATGCACAAGTGACGGTCAGTCTCTGGTCGTCTGCTTTTGCAAGTGTCCAGGTATTTGCATAAATGCACTCCGAAAATCCACCCCATGAATATTTTGTGGCAATGCCAGCGGGTGCAAGCTCAATGCTGTTGTATGCAAATTGCGCGGCATAGGTGCCCGTTTTAATGGCGCTGACAATAGCGCCCGCAAGTAACTGATACCCTGCATCATTGGGGTGAATGTTGTCGGACGAAAACAGTGTATAATTGTGCATGATCTGCTCACATCCCGGCAGGTATGCACAGTTGCTCTCACCACATGCGGCATATGCGGGCAGTACGTTATTGGCAATGTTGGCTCTGGCTTGCCTGTCCGGGCTCCATGCAATCATACCAATATGCACAATGGCATTCGGAAAATTTGTTTTGCAGAGCCCTGCGAAAGCCGCAATGTCTGCCGTGATTGTGTTGCCGCTGTAGTTGTTATCATTGTACCCGCCGAAAACATAAATATCGGTGATTTCAGTGGGGGCCGGGATTGTGGGTAATACGGACGTTACAAGGTCGGCAAATTTGTAGCCAACCCTAGAAAAACCATATCCACCTTGGCATGCTTTGTAATATTCACCGGATGCAAGGCCCAGAATTTGCGGGACTTTTTGAGCCCATCCCATGCCAGGACTTACACCGGCCCCCTCTCCCATTGAATAGCTGTCACCGACAAATAGGTACTTTTTCGGGCGGGCGATGCTATGCAGGCCGTCAATCTCGTTTTGGAGCTTTTTGTCCGCCTGCTCGCGGGCGGTCTGCTCTGCTGTGATAGCCTGCTTGCGGGCGTTCTGCTCTGCCGTAATAGCCTGCTCGCGGGCGTTCTGCTCTGCTGTGATGGCCTGCTGCAGCTGTGTATCTGCATGCTCACGGGCGGTAATTTCGTCGGCGATCTGCTGTCTGGCGGTGGTATCTTTGACTTTGTAGGAGACGGCATCAATGTTGATTTTATCAAACTCTGCCATGGTAACCTCCTTACTTCTTGGAATCGGTCGTGGTGCGGGTTGCGGTAGTGGTATGGGTTGCGGTAGTAATTGTAATGGTTTCGTCGGTCGGCTGATAGGTAACAGTCACGCGGGAAAGTTTCTCAATCTCTTGAGCTTTTTTAAGCGCTTCGTTTGCCGTTTTTGCTGCCTCATTGGCTGCGGTGTTGGCGCTCTGCGCGTTGCTGCGGGCAGTGGCGTCTTTTACGTTAAGGTTCTGGCCACCCAGATTAAAAATAGATACATCAGGCATTGTACTTACCTCCCTGTAATGGTAATGGTTTGGTCTGTCGGACTATACACATGGACGTCACCGCCGTATACGGTACTTGCCGCACTGGACGGGAATCCCATGTTAATACTAGTATCGCTTACCCGATACCACGCCGTGGGCGTGCTAAACAGTCGTGAAATAAGGTCAACCACGGAAACTTCCACGCAATTCGTGCCAATCACCACAAGCGACGTTTTTGGGATGACCTGGGGGTTTGTGCAAAGGATATCCCCAACAAAAAACACACTGTTTGCGGGTAATTGTTCGGTTGCGGCCTGTCCGTTTTCCTGCTGCGGGGCTGCTGTGATAGCATTTTTGAGCGGGTCAATAAAATTTTGCAGGGTAAACACGGGGGTCCAGTAGTCTGTATTTGTGATCTGCACCCCCTGGGGGACGGGCTGAACGGAAAGATATGCAGTGCCGTCCTGCGGGTCCAGAACCAGGGTGTTTTGCGCGTACTGGCTGGTGATGTCCCACTTAATGGGGTCTGCGTACTTGATTGTATTCAGGCTAACAAAATTTGCAAGCCTCCGGTCAATGTCATTGAGCGTGTCAATAATCCAGTCAAGATTAAGATCGTGAAAATTGGTATAGGGTGCCTTGTGAATCGGATAAATGTCATTCATTCGCTGTCATCTCCTTAATATACCAGCAGGCAAAAGTTTGCCTGAATATCTGCAACGATCTTATTCACCGCGTTTTTGGCCGCAAGGGTCAGCTCCTTGGCGATCAGGTCCTGCGGGTCTTTGCCCGCCCGGCCCTTTTCGGTCACGGTGTCTTTGTAGCTGTCTTCGGCCTCCGTGGTGCCGTTGTTGGTGGTTGTCTGGTCGTCGGTGGTTGTGTCGGTGCCGGTGCTGGTGATCTTGTTACCGGTGCCCAGGGTGGTGGTACTCTTTTCGGCGGGCACAAAGGCCCCGCTGTCAAAACCCGTCACATCCCTTGTAGTGTTGTCACTGCCATTGTTTTGGCCGATGGTGGTAAGGTCCGGGGTGCGGGTTGTTTTGCCCTCCACCACGTTTTTGCTGTTATTGGTACCGGAGTTGGTCCCATGGTGATCTGTTGTGCGGGTGCGATCATCGGAGGCCAAAACGTCATAGTCAAGGCCCAGGGCTTTGGCATACCGGGACCAGCTGGGCAGCATGGTTTCAGAAAACACGCCCAGGGCCCTCTGCATCGTGGGCCCGTCTGGATAAAGCACCTCCAGCTCCAGCGTATCAAACAACAACTGGTTGCATACCGCCTCTTTTGACACGCCAGCGGGCACTTTAAGGTCATCAAATAGCGCCGGGTATCCTGCCAGTAGCCCGTTAAAACTTAGTGTCACGTGCATTGTTGCTCACCTCCTGCGTGCCCGTGTCGGGCGGGAATCTCCAATCAACCCACAGCTGTGATCTGTCAATCCCAAAAAGTTTGTGGACCCGCTCGCAGCTGCGCTGCAGGCTGTCCAGCCACAGCGACGCTTTTGCAGCCGTCTCCACGTTGTTGGAATTGACCTCATCGGTCAGCATGCGCTCTTTTTTGCTTGTGTTGGTGTTGGGGATACCGACTTCGGTATCAAAAAGCGCCTTGATGGTTTTTAACGCGGTCAGCAGCTCATTGGTAATAAAATTGCCTTTGAGGTCAGAGGAAAAGTACATCCACGGGGACTGACCGGAGGCCCCGGTCTTGGAGGCTTTAAGCAAAGACGAATCGACGAAAACAGCGGGATTACCCTGCATGATCTCGTCAAACATTTTTTTGAACGATTCTGCGCCGGCCTTGTTGCCGGCAGCAAACACATATGCAAGCCGGCTGTTGATCAGGTTGCTCTGGATGGTCTGGGCGGCAAGGGCCATCATGTCCCCGTAATATGCTACAATGTCCACCATGCCCCTGTAGTCAGGCTGCAGGTTGATGATCTCGCACTGCCTGCCGATCTGCAAATACGGGCTACCCTTAATAAAGGGGTTTGCGACGATGGAGTGTGTCGGATTATAAAAGATGTTAATGCCGGTCAGCCCCATGCGATCATATACCAGGCCGTACCGGTCGGTGTCAAATACCGTCACACCGCCCTCACCAAATACCAGGTATTGCAAGCGGTTACTGGGCCAGGTTTCGGGGAGTGTCCACCGGACCATGGCCACGGCCTCCAAAAACAGGTACTTGCGAAAATAGTAAGACAGGTTGTTGCCCTTAGTGTGCATGACGGACGGCGTCACCGGTGACACATGGGCATTGATCTGCTCGTAACTATATGGGGCCGTCATAACAACTTGCCCCCCCTTGCCATCTTAAACAGCAGCCACACCGGTAATTTACCGGCCCAGGACCCGGCCCGGGGGGATTGCTTGCATCCCATTCCACTTCCCAAGTTCCCACCTGGTTCGGAATTCCCAGAATAGCGGAGGGGTCAGTTCTGTTCGCGGTACCATAACCGCCTACCCAGTATTCCCAATGGGTGTGTATGCCGGTTACGTTGCCCGTCCGGCCCTGCTCGCCGATATACTGGCCCCGGGTGATTGTTTCGCCGACCTTGTGAATCTGCCGGGCAAAATGAGCAGCAAGCCAATAGCTGTTATCGCTCATCTTAACTACGATGTAGTTGCCCCAGGAATCGTTGCCAGTCGTGCCGCCTTGCCATGTATGGGCTGTTACGACCGTACCGGCCATTGGTGCATATGCTTTGTGATCTTTGTGTACGGTGTCAATGCCGCCATGGGGGCTGCCGTCAGAGTATGCGGGATATGCTGCGGATACCCTAATCGGTGATACCCCCGTGATACATTGCTTATATACTGCCATTGTAAAATACCTCCTACTCAAGGAAAAAGCCGTTGCGCAAAAAGCTTTTGACGCTGTCGATCTCGGCAGCTGTCGCCGGTAAGGCAAGGTCGGGATCGTCCACCATGATAAAGCCCGGAATGGTGGACAGCTGCACACGCTGGCACAGGGGCCGGCCATGGTCCTCGTTGTTGTCGTCCGCGATAATTTTAAACCGGGCCACCATGTAGGGCGCCATATCAAAGGCGATTGTGGACCCTGTAGCACCTTTGCTTGCCACGTCCGCGTTAGTTGCTTGTGCTGCATTTAAAATACCGTTTCCAACGTCCGACAAAGTCCCACCAGATAATGCCGCCTGTAGGCCCCCGAACGCTGCAGCAAAACCGGTTTGGAGTAGCCCCCCACTGCCGGAGGGGATACCAAAGTTAATATTTGACAGCTGTATGGACACACCTAGTTTTGCGGTTGTCTCGTGCACCAGCTGCTTATTGTCGGTAAATATGCGCATAACGCAGTCCCCGGTAAAAAGGTCCGTCACATATTGTATAGATAATGTGGCAGCTCCCCACAATTTAGAGGCATCAAGGGGTATCACTCCAAAGGGCTGCAAATAAATAGTGTAGTCCGTGTAAGGGGCAGCATTGCAATACTCCCCACGATCTGCCGCCTGGGGGTGCTTTGGAACAGTCACACTTACCGATTTTTTAAAATTGTTGTTATCGTCTCCCAAAATCCACCCGGGGACATCCACAGACCACCACCCGACATCAATCTTAGCCACAAGCGGCAAATGCGCGGTGAGTTCAGCGATGTCGAATGGAAAATAGTTGCAACTTACAATATACTGATACGGATTGAAAAGGACCTTTGTCAAATTGTCGCTGATTTCGGAATTATCAATACTAAGGTATGACACATCAGTCAGCAATTTTGCAGATAGTTTTTTAGCGTTTCCGGGGGTCATAACTACATAGGTTATAGCTCCGATAGAGTTGGCATTTTTGGCAATAAACCCTATCACGAAAAAACCACCGCTGATTGTTTCAGCGAATCCACCTTGAAAAGAGGTGGTTACGCTCTGCACTTTGGCTGTCGCCGGGTAAAGGCCATCCGAAATGGTGCCATCATACTTGGCGGACGACCGTACAACATACTCTGTTGCGTTGCTGATCTGGGCCCGGTAACTTGCAAGGGTATCAACGGTTAAGGACGCAATCCAACGCGCGTCAGAATATGTCCAGTTTTTGACCCAGTAATACCGGCCAAAAATGGGTATATTGCAATAATTGTACCCGGTGGGGTTACTATCTGTGGCAATCTTAATTTCGGGGTCGATGATGGTACACGGGGATTTTAAGTTGATCTCAAACGTCTGCCCGCCGGTGGGCAGCTTGGTGCTGTTTGAACGCTTGTTGATCTGGTAAAATACTGCTTGCATGCTGCGCACCTCCTTATAAAATAACCGGCAGGCAATGCCCGCCGGTGCCGGTCAGGACTTAGAGGGGTCTGCGTCCTTGTGCATAGTGGTTTTGAGGGTGGTGGCTTTGGCTGCGCGGCCCTCGCTGGGCGCGGTCACGTCGCCCGCCGTCATCAAAAACAGGACGGCATTTTCGGTAAAATCATCGTACCAGCTCCAGCCGTAATGGTACCAAAAATTGGTATACAGGCCGCGTGCGTTCATCGGCGTGGGGACGACACGGGACAGCTTCGGAGTGTACCCGATTGCATCCCAGTCCAGCAGACAGCCAAACACGTTGGTCAGCTGCACCGCTGCGTTTTTGGTTGCCACGCCTGCGGTACTGGTAACAACAGGGGTTGCGGCGATCGTTTCCCGGTCGTCGATGTCCTGCCAAAACGTGACCTGCTCCGCGTCGCGGTACCGGAGCATGTCGTCGTGGAATACCTCGGGGATGACGCGGGCGTCAATTTGGCTCTGGGTGCCGCTGTACAAATACAGGTGCTGGCGATCATACGGGGTATGACGCATAATGCTGTAAGTCTTGCTGCCGATCTCCCAGTTCTGGTGCCAGTTGATTGTGCGTTCCTTCATCAGCCGCGAAATATCGTTGATACGCCCGTAAGCGTATTTTGCAAAACCCGGGAAATTGGCCTCCTTGTACACGTCGGCAACCGTCAGTTTGGTACCCTGCTGGGCGTTGTACTCATCCAGCAGGTAAATAACGCTTTTGGGGCTGGTGACGGTCATGCCGGTAAGGTGGTTTGCCATCAGGTTGTTTGCAAGGTTGCGCCGGTCGGCCTCGATCTGGTTGGAGAGATGGAGGACAAAAGAGGACCAAAACTGCGCCAGCTCTTCCGGCCCCTTAAATGCCGCCTGCATTTGGGTGTCGGCCTGGGTATACACGCGGCTATAGTTGGTCTGGCCGTAATAGTTGGTCTGCAGGACCTGCGGCTTATGCACCTCGTACATGTCGACGCTCTGGCCATCTTCCAGCGCCCACGCCTTGTCCGTCACGGGGTCAGAATCGCAGAAATTGATCTTGCGGACGTGGTTGGCCCAGTCGTCACCGGTAACCTGCAGGCGCTTCATCGGCGCGTCATAGGGCCGGACCGCGAAAATGGTGCGGCCCAGCACCTGACTGATCGCCTTGGTGTAGTTGTCGGTGCCGGTCAGCAAGGTGGCCTGCGCGACAGACACAAAGCTGGAGGTGTCCACGATGGGTGACGTGGGTTCCTGGCCGGTCGCCATCTTGTTGATCTCGGTCAAAATTGCGGCAATGTCCGCAAAACTCATACCAAGCGGCATATTATTTTACCTCCTGTCCATACGTGGGGTCAATGATACGGGCCGTCACCGTGCTTGCATCGGCTGCAGGCTGCTGCTGGATGCCCAGGCCCAGCGCATTGGCCTGCATGGTCTGGGTCATGGTCTGCATTGCCTGAGTGGTGGACTGCTGGCCCTGCAAAATCTGCTGCAGCAGAGCTTCAAGGCCATCATACTGGCCGACGGGCTGCGGCGCGGGCTGCGGTGCGATCTGCTTGGCGGGCGGGGCCGCCAACGGCGGGACCTGCTGCGGGATAGCAGGATTCTGCACAGCTGCGGGGGCCGTCTGCGTGGGTTTGTCCATGGCCTCAATCTCGGCTTTGGTGTAACCGGCCATGGCAAGGGCCGCTTTTTCACTTATTTTCAACTTTTGTCGCCTCCATAATTACATAGGTTTCATGCGCCAGGCACTTGACTACCTGGTCTTTATCGCCCTTGGTGACGGGACCCACGGCACAGCACTGCCGCGTGCGGGCATCGTTGGCCCAGTCACTATAGTAACCGATACCCAGACGGGTGCACAAGTCAGCCAGCAAGTATGCACGCTCGTTGGTAATCGACTGAGCAAAAATAATGTAGCATCCCATGGCGATCACCCTTTTTTGATGTCGTCCAAGGCCACACGCATTTCGGTAATAGCTGCCGTGTTTTCCCTCACGACAGTGTTGCACTGGTACCACATCAGCAAAAATGCCGCGATGGGAAACCCAACGTTCGAAATAGCCTGAATCACAGTGTTAGCATCCATTTTGTGCACCTCCGTAAAATATGAATAGAATAAAATCCCCGGTTCTCGCGCTGGCTGACGCTTGCCCGCCCCTTCTGGGGGCTGCCTTTGGGCACCGGGGATTAACTTTATTATATTCGATTGTGAGGAAAAAGTCAAGTGGCGCTGCAGTATTCACGGAAAAAAATTTCATCCGAATATCGCTCAAACTCAATTTGCCGCTGCAGATATGCGGGCCAAATATACCCATACGCGGCCCGGAATCGTTTGCGCTCATAGTCGCCGGTGCCGTACATTGGCATTTCGCCGGAGCGGTGCCGACATACATAATAGACGGGTTTGCTTTTATGCTCGTAGATACAGCACCGGCCAATCTGCACAAGGGGGTAATATTCGCGCAAGGGGCGGGATGCCACAAGGCTTTTTTCCTCTGCGCTGTACTGGTTTTCGATTGCTGACCGGTAAAAGTCTGTACCGCTCATGGACCGGTACAGGGCCGTATTTGCTTTTTTCTTTGCGATGGGGCTGTCTACCAAGTCAATCAGCAAAATGCCCTTGTCTTTTAGCAGCTTGACGCGCTCTTTTTTGCCGATCATCCTTTCTACGATGTCGGTGATATCCCATTGCATATAATAGGGGTTCGCCATGCCCACGGCATTTGACATGCAACACAGCGTGACGGGTTTTAGCCCTTGCAATTCTCGGTTTCGGTTGACCGTCTCATAGATGTTTGCAAGGCCCACACCCTCACCGCGCCGGTAATAGTCAGATTCTTCTTTTTGGTATTCATCCAAGATTATAATGTCGGTGTTGGGGCTCGAAAAGCCACGGGTGCGGGCCATCGTGACAACATTGCCCAGTACACCCGACATATGCGCCGGTCGAATAGGGACCCCGGTGTCAGTATAGGCCCCGGCATTGCCCACCTCGTACATGCCCGCAATTTTTGACATTTTGAACGGCGCATAGTGTGTATGCAGGTCGTTGTTCAGCGGGGACCATGGCCACATCAAGGGGGACGAACAAATCAACTCCGCCTGCTGCGGCGTGCGGCGCAAATACAAAAACTCTTCCTCTTTTTCGTGCACATGCTTGATGGCTCCGTATGTTTTGCCGGTGCCGCGTCCGCCCCAGATAAAAATGATGGGGGCCCCGGTGGATAGAATGCCGTCATCCTCTGAAAAGTTGGGCCAGCCCTCGTCTGTATAAAGCTTAATCATCAAACTACCTCCATGATCTTATACCCCAGTATCTTGGCGTATTCGTCGGTGATGCCAAGAGTGTAAGTATTATTGCAAATACATAGGTTTCTCGTTATGTGGACCGTGTGGCCGTCAACCACAAAGTCTGGCACCTTTGGGCGATCATTATAAATGACCTGGTTACCAGCTGCCAGGCAAAACGTAAAGCCTGGCTTAAAGGCATCAAACCCACCCCAAAGGGCCAATTCTAGCCCACCTTTGCGCTTACTCACTCCGGCTATTGTGGTAGTAATCCTGCCGCCCTTGGTGTATGTGGTCGCGTACTTTTTTGCGCCCCAGGTCATAAACTCTGCATAACTGTGTTCTTGTTCATACACACCCATATAGTGTGTATGCCCTTTGGGGTCTGTCGCACAAGCACCATTATCTTTCGCCAGCTGCTTCACGGCCCGGTTAAACTCCGTCAAGTCAATGTCGCCCATGTATTTTACGCTGTCAGTATCGCAGTACACGCCATTTTTGCCTGCGGCCCATTGTGCGATCTTGAGGCGCTTACGCGTGTGGGCCGTGGTCCACACGCCCCACTGATACGGCAAAAACAGATGGGGGCAGTGGTCGTTATAACTGCCCTCTGGGTCGTCGGTGCACTCGCTCCACAGGTTGTCGGGGTCGTCCTCGTCAAAAAGTGTATCCAGCTGCAGCGGATCTTGTGCTGTCATGCCGTAATAACTGTTAAGGTCGCCTTTGGCTTTGACGTAGTACAAATCTTGACCCGCTACACCTTTGAGGGATGTTTTGCCGGTGTAGCTCTCTTTGACGCAATCTGTCAAGGGCTTTGGCAGCTTGCCATAATCGGACGTGTATAGGTCCAGCACATTGAGGGCATCCCAGTCATATTCTTTTATAATAATTCGGAAATCAATATCAGTTATGGTGATCTCAAAATGATCTGCAGACAGTAACCGGCCATTGTCGTTTATGTACCCCTCGCAGTGCCGGACCTTGGCAAGCGGAATGTATGGGAACCCCCACCATTTATACCGTTGCCGTAATCCTTTGAACTGCAGGCGCATCAGGCAGGCTTTGCCGTGCCGCATACATTGCATGAGCCGCTGCACCGTTGCGGGTTCCTGCCGAAAAGGCGTCATCGGAAAATAGCATTCGCACTGCACTGCGGGGTAGGCGCTTGACATATCGACGGACCCAACGTTTTCAAGATGCAACCCCACATAATACCGATTTGCATGTGTGTCACCGCCCCGGAATGCCTCACGCAACATTTGGTACAGTTCCCACGACGGTAGCAAGCGTTTAACGCGGTTAATGCCCCATTTATACATTGCCTGCCGTGCCATGCGCCGGACATAGCCTGTCCGGGTCAATGGCAGTGTGTACAAATCATCTCCGTCGCGCTCCATCTCGATCAGCAAGCACTCTACAATGCACCGCACATCATTGATACAGTATGCCAATTCGGTGGAGGTCAACGGGGTCCAGGGGTACCGGACTTTGGAGTAGTCAAGGGTGCCTGTTAATTTTGCATGCGGAGCACCCAGCTGTTTGCCCCATGCATCCAATGATAGGTTACTATGCCGCATACTGCACCGGTATTCTATCGCGCGGTTGTCACATTTCAGCACTCGGCGGGGCTTGCTTGCAAACACTTCACCGGGGCCAAAAGTCATGACCCCGGAAAGGTACTGAAACTCATGAGCAAGGTTATGCACATACATGCACAGATACCAGCTGCCTTGCGGCCCACTATTGGCCCGCAAGTAGTCGCTGATCGCGTCGGTAAAATGCAGCCATTCGTCCCAGGTGCGGCCTATGATGGTAACATCCAGGCCAAGCTGACATTGCCAGATATACATGATAGTGTGGGGGTTGCCGTCTGCATCGGCACAAACTCGGCTGGTCTCAATATCAAACGCGCACGGCATATTAACGTACAGCCGCTTTTTGTTGGTCTTGCGCTTTTTACCCTTGGTGTGCTTGCAATCCAAGTGCTCCATGAGCCAGGGCACGGGATTGTAATTACAAGCCTCCACCAAAACCTCCGCGCAAGTCGGCAGAGCTGCTGCCGTCGCTATAGTCCCAGTCTTTGCCATAACTGACCTCACCTTGCTGCCATTTGACAAAATCGTCAATGCTGACATTGTAGCCGCCTTTTTCGCGCCAATACATGACGGGCTGATCTGACGGATAATAATACACACCGGAGGCCTTGACGATCTCCCACCATTCTGACAGGGCCGTGTACTGATCTTCGGGGACCTTGGCCACGTCAATGCCCCCGACTTTCATCTTTTCCGCAAATTCCTCGCGGGCCCCACCCACGGTGGACCCTTTGGAGCGGACAAACCGCGCAACGTCGGCAAGGGCTTGTTCCAATTCTTTCCGATCTCCGCGCATCGCTTTGATGGTGGGGAACCCTCCGGCAAATTCCTTATAAATGTCACTCGTGCTGCTAATGGGATCCTGTGACAGTCGCTTGATACGTTTTTGTGCAATGTCGCGCAGTCGCGTGTATTCCTTGCGCATTTCACTGTCTGGCCAGGATTCCAGGGCATACGGGGTATATAATTCGGGGCCATATTTAAGGGTTGCTCTTGCTTTAGCTGCGCCTGCGGCCATGCTTCTCACGTTCCTTTCTAGCCAAAATCATCAGATACCAGTCAAGGGGATCTGCTTTAATGTCAAGATACCGAAAAATGGCCTTGGCCCAGTCGGAGCAGAAAAACTTCACGTCCTTTTCGATCACTCCGCTGTATACAATGGCCATTGCAAGGGCCTCTATAGGGTCTTTACTTTCCAGCAGTATGGACCTGTTAATGCTTTTCATGGTGATCTCCTAACAAAAAAGGCCACAGCACTTAGTGCTGTGGCCACCGGTCAAATTAAACCAGGTTCAGGGACAGGACCTGACCCTTCTTGGTGCTGATCAGCACGGGCTTGATCTTCACAGGTTCGGCCCAGGTGTCCGGGGTGCCCAGCAGCGTAAACATGCGTTTGAGCGACTGGTAAACACCGACGGACACACACGCGTACGACTGGCCATCCTCCGTGATGAGGACGATACGCGGGGCGATCACCTTGCCCTCCGGTGCATCCTCCTTGCTGACCTCCACGCATTCCACGGACACATGCACCAAGGACAGTACCTCGTTGACGTGCTCTTTCAGCTTGTTGGCGGGGTTGCTTGTCGCGTTATAAAACGCAACTGCTGCAGAGCGGTCAGCAAGATTCATGTCGGTATAACCGACGCCGGTGTTCATCACATCAGTCACCATCATGGCACCCTTGTTTTCAGACTTAGTCATTGCTTCAGACATAATACATAACTCCTTTCAATAGGCCCTGTCATCATCAGTACTGGGCGGGCGGTCCCAATAGACGGCCCGGTGGGCCGTTTCGACTTAATCAGTCGCTGTAGTATTCACGGTAGCAGGATGCCACAACGTCACGGACCTTGGCGGCACCCTGATACATCAACTTGGAGGACAGGCAGGTGTCCTTAAATCCCTCAAAAATATCCGTCTGCTCTTCGCAATGGACTAGGGCCTGCCGGAATCCGGCCAACCAGGCACTTTTGCGGGCATCGCGGGGATCCTCATATTCACAGCACGTCACATGGCCGTCCGGGTGAATTTCAACAATGAACTTGCGCATCTCCATTTAAGTATCCTCCTTGTCCCAAAGCCCAAGCATCTTCGCCACATCAATAAGTGTTTTGAAACAAATGGCAATGTCAGCATGGGTAAGTTCCTTTAAGTCCTCGCTGCTCACGGCAACAGAATCATCGGCGATTTCAATGATAATCTTCTTCATGGTCACATCTCCTTGTAGTACCATTCGGCATTCAAGGGCTCTTCAAAATCGGGGTTGCTGCCGTTGCATGCATCGGTGGTATAGTCGATAATGTAGGGAACATCCTTAACCAGGTAATTGCCATCTGCATCACGGTCAAGGGACCCTGCATTCAGGTACTCTTCCACAAAATCCAGGCCGGTGTCCTTGTCGTACAGATGGACCTCTGCAGTGTTGCCAAATGCGTCTTTAATAATCATGGTAGATATCTCCTTTCATCCAAGGGCTGATCTGGACGGGCCCCGGTCGGGGCCA